CGGTACCCACTACACTAGTGGAACCGCCAGATTGTCCGGCAGTCCTGAGACTGCGGCATTCAACTCCATCGACAACGCATTTGTGTCGTATGTGGCTCTTCGATCAGAGCCATACCGGGGGACCAGGAGAACCCCAAAGGAAGCATGGGCTGCTCTGGGTATCTACTGCGGCGACGACGTGCTGACAGCAAATATCAGTCCGTCCGCAGCCACCAGAGCAGCATCACAAGTGGGCCTAAAGCTCACATGTGATGAGGTAACACGCGGCAAGTTCGGCGTGACATTTTTGTCACGCATGTACGGACCCAACGTGTGGTACGGCGACACCAACTCGTGTTGCGACATACCCCGCCAGCTCAACAAATTCCATGTAACTGTTGCACTACCACCGTCAGTGCAACCGTTGGATAAGCTTGGTGAGAAGGCCAGATCCTTCATGTTGACGGACGCTAACACGCCTGTCATTGGAGAGTTATGTCGCAGAGTGGTAGAGTTACGCGGTGAGAGCGGTTACCGAACCGACCTCCGTGCGATGACCAAATGGGGATCTGACCTTCCAGCAGAGGTTCAATACCCAAATGACGATGATGGTGGATGGATGGAGACATATTGCGAGCAGTCCCTCGCAGATGTCCAATTCGACCACGATCAATTCCGGGAATGGTTAAAATCTGCCGACACGACCACGATCCTCTCCCCACCCTTATGTGGTGAGGTGAAGAGGCCGTCTGTTAAGGACGCCGTGAATGTCGACGGAGAGCTACACCGACCAGCAAGGGTGGTAGCGAAGAAGAAGGGGAAACGGGCGCCTAGGACGAGAAGGCGCTCGAGTACCAAAGAGCAAGGGTGATTTGCTCATGGGGAAACGCTAGGGCTCTTACTTGGAGAGCCCAGTCAGATTCATTAACTTTGCGTCTACCCTGATAACCTGACAATGCCTCGTTCACGCCCGCGCCGCTCTGCGAATAGTAAGTCACAACAGATGTCTACCCCTGTAGCCAAGGCTCTTAAGCCTGGTCGCATGGCTAAGTACCCTGTAGTGCCATTCACTGGAACGGAACGTTTGGGATCTTTGCAGCCTACCTCGGCTGAAGGATTCGTGCAAACCTGGAGATGGAACCCAGGACTTGCCGACACCTTCTCCGTTGGACACTTTCAGGCCGCTAATTTTGACAAATACACCATGCACAGCGCTGGTAACCGTATCCGCTACGAACCCGCGTGCTCTACCCTCACTACGGGCACTGTGTGTATTTTGATTGATTATGACTCGAACGATAACGCGCCAATTAATTTGGACGAATTCACTGACAATCAACTGTCGGTGTCTGGACCGCTGTATTCTCGCTTTACTGCTCCTATCGATAAACACCAAATGGACAATTGTAAGATGCTGATCCGTACTGGACCCACTCCTACCGATCTCCTTTTGACTGACCCATGTGCGATCCACGTAGCCGCCTTCGGCTATGGTGTTGAATCCCTAGGTCAAGTACTTGGCCATTTCTTTATTGATTACGCAGCAGAC